TAGCCGCACTGATACCCTGCGATGTGAACGGCTAAATGCTCGCTGTAGACCCTTTTTCTTTCTGGCGTCCACTCAACCGATTTGAGGTCGCCGCTGACCATTAATCGACTGCCGCCTTTTTCAATCTCAGGCGTCATTTGCTTTCCAATAAACGCCGTGTAGGTATAGAGGTCTTTATCTGAGGATTCGTAAATTTCTTCTTCCTCTTTATGCCAATAATGTGCGCCGTATCTGGTGTTATGTATTCCCATTTTTTATACTCCCCAAGATTTAGAAAACTCTGAGTCATCAATAAGATCGCTTTTTGGTATGCCGACCCTAGCGGCAAGCCTAATCACTTCTTCCTCTTCCATTTGAAGACGCGACATGACTTCCTGCTTTGAAAGGCCGTCATCAATCATTGACTGAATAATCCCAGACATATCTAAAACGCCATGCGTTCCTCGCGCTCTATTATGTCGGATTGTGCTCATCTTTTGGTGCGCGTCATTATTTGGCGCAGTCATAACAACAGGGACGAGTCCTTTTGTCACTTCCATAAGCTCTTTGTGTCCGCTAACCGTCCAGCGATGAAACCCGTCCACTATTTCATAGTCTGGATTTACAACAATCGGCTGAGTCCATCCGTCTTCAAGTATGCTAATTTTTAAGAGCTTCATTTCTGGGCTTGCCACCCTGTTAGGGTTGTACCCGTTAGGTTTAAGCTTGTTTCTGTCTATCCATTGAACGCTGTTTATAGGTTGCGAATCGTGGCTCATGCTCCCTCCTGTTTTTTCCCGTAAAGCATTTTTGCTTGCGCCTGCGTCATGCCTAAGCTATTAAGCCTTGTGCTGGCTTCATTACTAAGGTTTTGCAGAATGCGGCCCTTAAAATCTCCGCGCGTCACAATTTTTGATATAAAGCGCCATGAAACTCCGGTAAGCGGGTGAGCTAGCTCCTCTGGAATGGCGTCATCTGTTTTTGCTTTATGGGCGCGAATGGCCGCATTTACGTTTTTTGTTGCCGCCCTTTTGTTTTCGCCATTAAACTGATCAAGGACGTTTTGTATATGCGCTCTCCATGATGTTTGATCTGGCTTGTAGCCCTGCGAATACATCTCCGTATTGCCATATCGTGCCGCAGTTGCCGCACCTGCGACGCGATTAATCATTTTTTCCCATAACTCAGGAAAGCATTGGCTGTATAAGTACAGGCCGCGCAATGGTTCTTCTCCAAAAGGTGGGCAGACTCTTTGCTTTAACAGCGAGCCATACTGGTCAGTTCTGTTAAAAATATCGTACGTCCGGTTATAGTCCGCGTCTTTGTTTTTTACTAGTCGCCAAACATCTTTAGACGACCAATCATAAATGGGGTAAGCAAAATAAATCCCCTTGTTTGGTTTTGATATGTAGTTTTCATTTTTTTTCATTGCGACAGCGCGGTAACGACGGATGCTTTCTTCTGTCCTGATGCCTTGTATGACCACTTTGTTCGTGTTTTTAAAGTGGGCTAATCCAAACTCCTGCATACTCTGACCCATCACGAATCGCTCATGATCTGTAATAGCTTCTGGAGGTAAGTCTCTGACCCATATATCTTTTTCGTCGGGATGCCAGCAATGCCAGAACGGCTGACTATTAGAACAAGCGTTTCTATGTTTTATAGGCAGACAGTACCAATCTAGCTCTACCTCTGAGGACTGTGCTACGCGCCTCACATAATCAATTGTTGGAGGGTGTATTGCCTCCTCATCATAAAACACGGCTTTAACGGGCAACCTTCCTAGCTTAGTTGCAACGTCAATAGTGCAAAGCAACATAGCGGTGCTGTCTTTTCCTCCGCTAAATGACACTATTACGTCATCATAGGTGTTATACAGATGCTCTATCCTCGCGAGAGCGGCCTGATAAACGTCTTCCTCTTGATATTTTTTTTTGTGGATCTTCGTCATACATCCAGCACCATGATCATTAAAGCGTCCTCGTTACTGCTTACATCATGCTCGCGCTTTATTTCGTTAAGGCGTGAAACCAGTAAGGTTTTGTTTTCCTGTTGCATCACTACCGCAAACTCCGCGTAACCCTCGTCTGTTTTTTTGGGAGTTACATCACTTTCAGAAAATTCCTCACCGTCTTCGACCCCAAACTCATCATTCGATATTGATGGCTCAAAATCCATGATCTGCATGTCTATATCAAATCCGGTCAGCGACATATCAAACTCAGCGGCTTGTAGATCATCTAGCTCCATCTGCAAAAGATCGACACTCCATGAGGATTTTTCAGCAAGGCGGTTGTCAGCAATAACATACGCCGCTCTATCTTCTTGCGATAACTCGCCTGTTTGTACTACAGGTATTTTTTCCATTCCCAAAAGCATAGCGGCTTTATATCTGCCGTGTCCTGATATGATGGTCATGGTGTTATCAATAAGAATGGGGGCTTTCCAGCCGAAATGCTGGATGCTGGTAGCTATTTGTTTTATTTGCTGTTCTGAGTGCTGGCGGGGGTTGCGCGCATACTCTTTAACGTCTTGGATATTTGCGTACAACAGATCCATCTATCACCTTCACATAAAAGCCGCTTGGCGGCGAAACAATTTCCAGCACTTCTTCTGGGTTTGCCTCAGTCAAAGGGACTAGGCCGTAACTTTTTGTAACGGCTATCTGCTGGGCTTGCTCTACAGCTATCTTTTCAGCTAGCCGTAAAACGCCAGTTATTGCTTCCTGTTCAGCTTTCCCGCAAGCGAAGCTGGGTGTCAACGGTTTCAGAGGCAAGCAAGTCTCCAATAAATTTGTCTTTTTGCGCGTTGACATAGCGGAGCTTGCTTAACTCTACAGCCATTGAATAAACAACATCTGGCGGTACAGTTTTCCAGTGATAACGCTGTTCAATATAACCATTCAACAGAGAATCATCAACAGTTTTGACGCTCATTGCTCAGTCTCCTTTAGACTGTCAACGCAAATATACCATATAAGTCAAAACTTGACCGTTCGGCGCTTTTTTAAAACATATTTGGACACTACTGCTCCACTGTTAGTTTCTACAGGTACGCTCTCTATAGAATGCCCTCGCCCCCGTAGCTCGTATACCCTAGCCGCAAGCCTCATGCATCCATAGAGCTCTAGAGCTTCCTTGGGCGTGATGCCTCCTTGCTTTTTAATGTGGTTAAGAATTTGTATATTCTGGCTCATACTGCCTCCTAAAAGTTGTTGTCGTAATACTTGCAAGGCTCGTCGCTCATTTGGAACCTGCAATACTTGCCTTTTTGCCATTGGCGGTTCCGCTTGCTCCAGCGAATGCGGCTTACGGGGTTGTCAGGGTTGCTAGTAATTATCCATTGCTGGCTGTGGTCGTTAAGGCACACTCCGGAAAAACCTCCTACGACCCACTCTGGCTTCCAATTCGGGTCTTGGACACAATCCATTGCTCTAATTTCAACGGTCTGCTCGCTAATCACCCTAACCACCTCAAAAGGCTCGCGGTCAGTCCATCCGCAATATGTGGCGAACTCTTTAATCTCTTGTGCGCTCATGCGACCTCCCTTTTTTGCTCTTTTAACCAAGCGTCAATAGGTCCGTCATATACGGTCATCCAATCTTCGCTGTCCCAAGGGCGTCTGCACATCACCCATATTAACGGGGCTTGTGTCCCGCGGATGTGGTGTATTGAGTAGTGCCACTCTGTATCGCCGTGACAGTCGCGCTCTGCGGTTATCTCGCTGTCAGGGTGCTTGCGGATAAATGCCTCTGCGGTCAAGGCATCTGTGAGGTGGTCAGCCGCGCCTTCTGGATAACCGTCGTGGTGCTTGTAGACGGTCACTTGCGGCCCGTGGGGTCTAGTAAAACTGTAGGTTGCTCTTGTTGCCATGCTTTTTTCCTCCCAAAAAAAGTTTGCTTACGCGACCTCGTCGTAACATTTAATTGCGGCTTCAGCGATATGCTCAAGCTCTTCACTGGCAAAAGTTTCACGGCCAAATACCAAGCGGATTGACTGCATGAGCTCACCCACCAGTGCCTCGTTGTTGAGATTGCTGAACCAACGTTCGGTCTCCAGCGCGTAGATGGCGAAATTATTTGCTTGCTGTTTAGTAGTTAGAATCATTATTGCCTCCTATATGGTCAGCACCATGCCTTCCATATATCCACGATACAATACTCACGGAAGGTGTCAACACTTTTGCATACTGTTAATTCATACAGTGTTTTTCTTGGCGCTGTCTGACGCTCTCCACGTTATGCAGACTCTGCCGCATTCCGGACATCTTTCGTACTCTGTGACCACCTTGCCGTCTTTAACCTCTTTTCTGCTTTGAGTTGCGGCTCCGCATGAACACTGCATAACCTCTCCTAATTTCTGTGCTTGCTTGCGATTTCTTCACGCTCTTGGTCAACGACCTTGTCAAAACACCATTTGTGATAGTGCATTGCGTCCCAGCCAGTGCGCCACGGAATGTCATCAGGCAGGTCATCAGGGCAGGTCTTTGCCTCATGGAATATGCCCTCGTCGCAGTAATCACACCTCATATTGTGGGTTCCATGATGTTGACTCTAAATACTTAACAAGTCTTTGAACGCATCTGGTTTGCGTACCAGCCTCAACCACTATTTGACCCAGCGCTCGCTTGTCTATACAGACCCACATATTGACGCCGTCAGGCTCCTTGCGGAGTTCTCGCATTATTATGTAGGGATGGTCTAGCGGCTCATGGTAAAAGCCATAAGGGGCTTCGTAAGTTACGAATCGCATAACTCCTCCTCTGCTATAGCGTGTTCGCAACAGGTTTGGCATTGGAACCAGCCTGTTCGCCAGCCTATAACCACCTCTCGCCACCATGTGTCGCAGTCAGGCCAAACCTTTTGGACTAGCTCGCCACTTTGGTAACGCTCTAACTCTGGCTCATGCACCAGCACATATTGGGTGTCCTCGCAGTCGTAGCAAGTCGCCGCTAGTTTGTAGAGCCCATACTCTTGGTCAAGCATCGTAAACCCCCACGACTCCAGCGTTTATCCACTCAAAAAAGAGGCCGTGTTTCTGCAAAATTGCAGGAATAATCGTGCGATCACCGAAGTAGTCTTCGTAATAATCAAGAAGCCTGTCAGGTCTATCGCCGATGCGTCCGTCACCCCAACACTCTGCGCCAATTGCAAAGTGTCCTCCCCACTCTAGATCAGGGCTTAACACATGGACGCCTTTGTTCTTGAGTTCCGTAAAAGCCTTTCTTGCGTGTCGCTTCATGAATTAACGCCTCCTTTCAGACTAGGTCCATTACGAACGGCAACAATGTTTGCCGCGCCATGATGCAAAGCGTTATTAAAAAGATCCCAATCGGAAAGGCTTTTAACTTCTTTGGTGTTTTTGTACACCTTGCCATCACTGCTAGTGACTGCGTACGTTATGGTCCACATAGGGCGTCCTCCTATAAACGCAATTCCTATGTGCCTAGAGTAGCCCATTCGCAACGGGTGTCAACACTTTTAGTTACTGTTTATTTGTACAGTGCTTACGGGTTTAAATTAGGCGCTGTTCTTGTACCTTAATGGCTGTTTGTAGACTTTCAATATAGGATGATAGCTCGGCGCGGTTCCACTTTACGACGCTGTGCTTGGTGTCCGTGAGCCACTCCACAAACTCCTCGCCATACATATCAACCATGTATCGGCGATAATCATCGTGACAGCCAGTAAAAAAGCGATTGCAACGCTTGCATTGAGGGTGCACGTTTTCTTCTCGCAAAACGTGATAGCTGTATGTCCTAGATATGAAGTGACCGCCGTCCATTGTTTTCCAGTGATCTATGCGCCCACAAGTGACGCACTGGCATGAGCCATCAATCTTTGACGCTTTCATCCTTACTAGCTTTTGCAGAAGCGTTGCCGCTTTTTGCTTTAGCTTTGGGACTGTTGGCGGCTTGCGTTTTTGCTTCGGCTTGCTCAAAGTCATGCTTTCTAAAGAACCTCTCGCGGCCTACCGCTCTGTCGAATGTTTCGCATACCGTACACCACCATCCGTTGAGCTTAAACTTAAATTTTTCTGGAAACTCTGGAACCATATCAATGTTGCACATCGGGCATTTCTTCTGGGGTAAATTCAATTTCATGCTCCTCAAAAAATAGCGCGGTCTGCCATGCGCTTATAAAATCATCAATCGTCATGTTGATAGTCACGCCGTCCGGAAAGGTATCAGTATAGACATCAGTGTGCGATAAATTAGCGGTGTTTGTGTGAGCGCCGCCTATCGTCGCAGGCAAGAAAACAACCTGACCTTTTGTTGGTAGCTTGGCAGATATTAGTATCATGAGCGCGGCCTTACAGTAATGCGGGATACCTCGCCCTCTATTTTATCGTAAGTGATGCACTTCGCGCCCCTAGCTGAAACCCAGCCGCCGCGAGCCGCGTATGCGTCCCTGCCTGATAAAGTAGGGTGCATTTCTGCAATAGCCCCGCCATCCTCTATGACCCGCTCATGGTGGTAGTGTCCCGTATGCAAATACGTGAACTCCGCTTTTCCCCACATAGAACGGAATCTTGGCTCGCTTGCGAACAGCTTATGCAGGCTGGCTAATTTCATCTTATGCCCGTGATGGAACCCTAGCATCGTTTTGCCATGCAAATGGGCGTAGTACGGAAAATCATTGTCAATTACCTGCAAGCGCGGCTCATTAGCAAACAGGTGTTTAATGTGCTTGCGGA